AATTGCCTCCAGAAACCCAATACCAGTGCCTGTCTCCTTGGCCTTCCTACCTGTCTGAGTCTGGACCTGTTTATGAGCTTGTTCAGCCGCTTGGATAGCATGTTTGTAACCCTGGGTTGTGCGCAGATTCCAGCCCCTGGTCGCTTGGTCCATCCTGGCAAGTTGTTGATGGTAGATCTTGCTTATATCAGGGAGTTTTAGGTGAGCCAGTGACTTAAATAACTCGGCAATCGTCAGCCCGATGGCACCAACCGCTTTCGCCGCGGCGCGCATGGCATCTACAATCGCCGCCGCGGCGCGCCAAGCGGCACTGCGTACTGCATCCCAGTGGCGGATCATCAGGCCGAGGCCAGTTATCACAGCGGTGATGACCCATCCCCACACTCCCATTCTTCTTGCCACCATCAGGATAAACTCCGCCACTTTCGGCAGGTAGCCAATCAACCTCAGGACCAGCTGGAGGACTCGCGCCAATACACCTATTAGTTTGGAGAATACAGACACAACAAAACTGACCACAGTTGCCACGCCCATGATTGCTGTGCCGTAGACAGATGTGCGGATGATCGCCTTCTGCTTGGCAACATCAAGCGCGGCAAATGTGTCGATGGCGGCTATGACCACCGCTGTAAGTGTTAGGATGGACCTTGCGAATTCTTGGAAAGCCTCGCGAAGCTTGCCTGTGCGTTCGGCCTCGTCTGCTAACTCAGAGAACTTGTTCTTCAGGCCAATAAGCCCCTGCGTAATGGGATCAATTCCACCGCGGACCAACTCTCTACTGAACCTTGCCCAAGCGTCTCGTAAGTTGCTGAGCGCGCCCTCAAAGGTGTTGACCATCTTGGCTTGGGCACCGCCAAACATGCGGTCAAGTTCTTCGACTAGGGCAGTGGCCGCCTGAGCGCCTGAGACACCTGCCTTCTGGAGTCCACCCGTGTCAAACGAAACCTGCTTGCCTATCCTGGCAAGCGCACGTGCCATAATGTCGTAGATTGGTAGCTGGGTCGCCTCAGCAAGCTGACGAAGTTCCTCGGCCACAAGCCTCGGCTTAGCAGTCATCTGGGTAAGCGCAAGCGCCATCCGCTGGACGGCGTCGGAGGGCAGTTGCATGGAGCTTGCTACATCCCCTATCACACGGAGTGTTCGGAACGCCTGTTCCATGGCTACCTGCGGGTCTTTGAATGCGGCCATAAAGGAGCCTGCCAGCTTGGTGAACAGCGGGATCATATCACTGAGCTGGAGTTGTGACTTCTCGGCCTCCCTGACCAGACGTTCCATTGCTTGGCGCCCGAGCTCAACACTGCCGAAGATGTTGGCCAGGCTAAATGCCGCTCGTCTGGACACAAGCTCCAATTGAAAGCCAGCCTTGGTCAGGACAATCAGTCCGCCTGCCATTGCCATAAAGCCAGCGCCTGCCAGCCTTCCCAGATCGCCGAAGGCTGTGCTAACCTCATCAGCCGTGCGCTTGACATTATGGAGGGATTTAGAGGCCGTCTCACAAGCGGATGTCAGCCTGTTCAATCCCTCCACTCTGAATAATGCTACCAGTTCCGCTACCGTCATTTGCGTCCACCTGCTGATAAGCAGATTGCTCCATCAGGCTATCGACTTCCATGGCAACAAGCGCCCGATAGAACCAACCAATCGGCTGGCCGATCAGTTCCCATGGCGTACAACCGAGGTACCTGGCGCATCTAATGATCATGTACCAGTCGGGCACTGATCCAAGCCTGCCCCTGGTTACCACCCACAGCTTTAGGTGCCTGCGCTCTGAGAAGGGACCTGCTCAGCCTCCGTGATCCGCTGTAGGATTGCCGCAACAAGGCTGATGGGTAGACAATCAACAGCTTCCTCAGCTGTGACGTCAACCCATGTACCGTTCACCTTGATCTGCACACCCAACCGCTCAATCAGACGTGCGGCTGTGACTGGATCCTGGAGTTCAGCTTCGGTTGGCTGGACACTCAGGGTATTCTTGGCTGGTTGGTATCTCACGGTCACAGTAACCTCACGATCGGCAACCTCCAGCTCGCGCCAACCGTAAGCAGTCCGCACCCAGTCCCTCAGCTTTGACATGGTCATACCTCCTCATTATAGGGCGCTTTGCTTGTTAATAACCTCCACTTTGACCGCATACCCTGCTGTACTGTCATACACACTGCGGAGCGTCCACTCCACTGCTATCACGCCCTCATGGTCCGTAAATTCCCTTGCGCCAGTGACCATAACCTTGCTGGTGATCGTGAGTGTGTATTTATAAGTGTCTTGGATGGTAGCGCCTTGGGCATCGATCTTGAGCCAGTAAGCGTTCGCTTGCTGAACCGCAGTGTGCCATATATCTGAGTTTGCAGAGTTTGCCTCCACAAGCAGGGTGAATTCACTCTCAGGCACGGTCTCAACATACGTAGCCCAATCACCGGAAAGCGCAGAATCAATTACATACACAGGCGACCAACGGTTGCGAATTGTCCATGAGACGGAGAACGCTCGTTCCAACTTGGTGGTCGGGCTAGATACGCCGTAATACACAGCCACTTCCTTGGGCTGGACTGGCACTGGTGTGACTACGCCCGGCGACGCCCACAATGTAGCATTGTCCACGATTTTGCGCCCGATCATTCGACCTGTCAAACGGCTATTATTCGAGGCAAACTCCATGCCCAATTCGCTGACCAAACCATACGAGAATTGATTCGCTCCACCTGAGCTACCAAACTGGATGGTGTAGGTGGTCGGTGTATCAGCGGTTGATTGGGCAGGGGTGAATGTCCATTTGTAAGCTGGGGTCGTGCCCTGCTGTTGCGGTGTGGTCGAATGCATGACAGATGACAATGGGAACACAATGCCCTCATAATCCATCCAGCCCTCTAGCGTGGCGGAGGCTGTCTCACGCATCAGGTTTGCGGTCATTGGGAATTTGGTACCAATCACAGTGTAAGGCGTAACCTCCAGTTCGTAGCTTGGTCGGACTGTGATTGAGCCCAGCCGCTTACCGGTTGTAGGAGCCTGGCCTGGGGTGGTTTCCTTACCCCAGTTTGAGATTTCAAATGCGGTTGCTCGTTCGGGCATACAATCTCACCTCCGTTACATTGGGACGCAGAGCACCCAGTACAGGCCACCCATGTGGCGCCATACCTGGGATGCTTGCTCCTCTACAAAATCAATGGCTGAATCCCTCCAACTGGCGTACCATCGATTCTCCCACACCTCGCTCACACCATCCAGCACTGCGTCTATCCGATTGACCACAGTCTGCATGGCTGTGGTAGCTGTAGATGTGGGGTTGATTATCTTGATCAGATACAGCCCTCGAATACCCCAGGATGGACCTGCTGACCGTAGATCATCCAGGGTGTTGGCTGTAAACACTAAGCAAGGGTATATCACACCTGGGGGTGTAACTGTCTGGTATACCCTGCCGCTGATGATCGAATTCAGCTCAGAGTCACTTGTCAATCTGTAATACAACCAGCGGTTGATCGCTATAGGACTCATTCTGCCTCCGGTTGCTTGCTCCTCTGAGCGATTTGGTTCATGGCCCACTTTGCCCAATATTCATAGGCCGCACGGAAATGCGGACGTGGGCCAAATTCTTGGTAGACCGCATAGTGAGCAATCTGTGCATCATTGTGCACTTTCCAGGCGTTGGGGCCCACTCGAACCCATTCATACGAGTTGCGAAGGTTGCCCGTTTTATACGGACAAGCATGTCTATACTCACCGTACGGCTGTCCGTACTGGTCCTGGTTGCCCGGGCCCTTGATATCGCGGGTCATCTCCTCAGCCGCCTGTTGCAACACATCCCTAGCCAAGTCTACCAGGTTGTTGCCTGCTTGTCTGAACTTCTCACGCAACTCAGCAGTTAGTCGGATCATTATTGATGTAGTCCTTCTTTCGTCAGCTGAGCCAACCAGAAGTTGCGAACGCCAGCTCTGATCTGGGCAACGGACTCCACTCTCAGCAGAGCGTCCAGCGCCTGCACAGCGTCGCCGGGCTCCACTTGGTCGGCGCTGACCAGCTCATACCTGTACATATAATCACTAGAGCTGGCAGGCGGGCCCAACTGTAAGCTGGTTGCCTTCTTCGCTATCACAACTGCACGTATCCAGCTTGTGGTAGCTTGGTTGTAGGTCCATCCGCCCATTTGGTCAGATGTCAGAGATCCACGCTTGATTAATGGGATGCTAGACAGATGCACGGCAATACCCCTTCAGCAGGTAACCAATCCTACGCTCCAAGTCCACATCCATCTCACGTCTGATATCACCGATTGATTCCGACTTGTATGGTCCAGTTTTCACCAACTGGTACCATGAGGATGCCAATTCTAAACAAGCTTCTTTGATTCTGGCGGGTGGAGTAGAAGTGGGCACAACAGTGTATACCAACCTAACATCACGTCGGATGTAGGGGTCATGGCCCAGATTGATCCCGGTTGGCGGCCAGATAGCTGGTGGGTCAATTACCACCGCCCCAACCACACTGTCCAACACTGTCACGGCACACTCCTGCTCCACACCGCCCCTGATCCTAGAGTAAGCTGTGATGGACTGGATGGGCCGATACCTGGTTATCAGCTGGTAGCTGCCAAGCGGTAGGTCAAGTTTGTAATCTGTGTACTCACCGCCGGCCTCAACCAACCCTGTGACGTCTTCCACCCAGGACTGAGCGGAGGCCAAGCATCCATTCAGCTGTGCCTGCTCATATGGGTTAACATTCTGCAGGCCTAATCTGGTGATCAGCTCATCCAGTGTTACCCAGCTCATGGCACCACATCCCACCAGATCACGAGCACTTGGTTGCCAGAGGTGTCCTGGCTGATACGGATGTTACCATTGGAATAGATGGTGGCGTTAGCTGTCTGGTCAGCCTTGATTGTGTTCCCGGAAGCCGCAGTTGGTGGCTGGATTTCAAGGACGCTCGCCAGTACATCGGAGGTTGTGATCCCGCTGATGGGTATATTGGTGTTTGCGGATGCACCAGCGGCGACGCTGACCCTGAGCCTACTACCCACAGTTGATGCGGATGGGGCAATCGGCTGTATGTCTAGGCCTGTACTGGTTGCAACCACCTGGAGGTCCACGCCACCACCGGCCACCTGGCTCTTCACTTTGCTAAGATTGGCCATGGTTACCACCTCCAAGCGTTAGCTTGTGTAGTTGCTGGCATTTGCGTTGTAGACCAGAACAGCCGCCGCGGGATCTGCGAATTGGACGTCAAATCGCACGCTTGGTATAAACGAAGTTGCGCCCTCCCTTGGGTCCCGGAACTGCTCGACTCGGATCTTGCGGTGGAATCCGAATATGACGTTCTTCGGGTGTGTCAGGATCATGAATCGATCATAGTACACAGCCGTGCCGTTGATGGACCCTTGGCCGCTTAACATGGGTACTCCTACCACTGGTATGCCGCGGAACGCCAGCTTGGTTACCATGTTCTCTGCCAGTGCGGTATCACCGAGCCCAGTACCCCTGGCAGCCAGCGTGCTCTGGTATTTGTGGATGTGTGCGAACGGTACATACAACCTCAGCGCTGAATAATCGGACAGATAGCGTGTGGGCATGGCTGCCACAGCCGCGCCGAATGTGGTGTCATAGGACGTGTGGGTACTGGCGTCGATTTTCTGGCTAGTGGGTAGGTTAGTCTGGAGTTGCTTGATGATCCCGTCGAACACGTCAAACACAGGCTCATTATCACCCGCCACACGGCTGGTGTCGGACTTGATGGCGATTTCCTCCACATCTCGTCCAACAGCCTCAGCAATCATGGTCATGAGTGTATCAGCCAGGCCTGAGCGTTCGATGTTGTCCTCAAACACCTCGTCAGACACTGGGATTTCGCCTTTGAACAGGTAAGTTGACAGGGTAACCAAGCCAGTGGCCGGTTCCACCCTATCAGTGTCATTCAGCCGCACACCCTCAGTGCCAGGCCTCAATATACGGGTGCCTGCAAATGATATCCTGGGCACTTCGAACTTGGGATTGGCGGATGTCTCGATCCGAGCCTCTTTCATCAGCACTGAGGCCTCAATGGCTACACGCAGGAAAGCGGTTGCTTGCTCAGCTGTGAGCAAGCCACCACTTGTCTCCAAATCTGATGTGGTCATTGTGGCTTTCTCTAGCCATTCCAACAAAGCCATAACAGTCACCTCCTTGGGAATACTATATTCTCAAACAGCCCACTGCCCAATACACGCTTGGTGGCAGGATCAGGCACTTGGTTGCTCTTAGGCGCTGATTTCTGGACAGTGTTCAGCTGATTGGCAACCGCCTCCTCCACCACCCGGCGGATATCATCCAGGCTGATGGACTGTGCGGTCGAGGGCTCGGCTGGTTCCTCAGATTTCTCGGTAGGCTCAGAACCAGCCTCCTTGCGCTTGGGCGGTTTGGGATAACCATACCCGTAACCATACCCTTGCTCATCTTCATCTTCTTCGGGCTTCTTGCAAGTCTTCCATTCCAACTCAAGGCCAAGCGCCTTACTTACATCGTTGAGCGCTTGGGCGGTTGCTTCATCCTCTAACTCAGGGATCGATTTGTGGAGCATTTCGAGCGCACGGGCAACCAAGGTCAGCGCACGTTCGGCGTTCGCTCTGAGTTCATCAGGTTCTTCAGATTTGAGAATCAAGAACTCCCGCTTGGTTGCCGGGTCCTCAACACCATCCACTCGATCCACTTTGACTTCCTCAAGCAGAGCCATTATCTCTCACCTCCACTTATTTAGACGTTTCAAGCATGCGCTTAGATCCCTATATATCATGTATCATCCTCATCCATCTTAAGTGCCAGGCCCTGGATCGAGTAACCTCTAACACGGCCGCTCTTGATCAGTTCCCAAGCTTGGGGTTCCCAAATCACGCCAAGCAACCAATCTCCAGCTTTCACAACCTGATTGCCAACCTTCCAATCAGGCCCACGCCAGATATAGCTTTCCACAACTTGGCCTTTGTACGACAGCCTTGGGTCATGGAACAAACCCACGCTTGCTTCACCGCGCTGGCATCTGGTCAGGAAATCCCAAGCGGCGCGCTCCAGATCTTCTGGTCTCATATAATCGCCATGGGCATCACGCTCATTCGCAGGGTAGGCAACCCCAAGCGTATACCGCTGTTCGCCCACTGATTTGACAACTTGATAATTGTCAGGCTTGGTCAACTTGTACATACGAATCTTACCATCTACATCCGGCCAGAATAGATATTTGTGGCCTCGACCTGCCAAGTAAGCCGCTGTATCCTCCAATTGGTGGGTCTCAGCGTATGGCCGTTGGTCCGCTGGTCGGATGAATAACCAAGTACGTCTGTGTGGATCCACCTGTGCGTACTCAAACATGTAACGTCCCTTGACCAGGCCCTTGACACCGTCCAGGATAATCTCTACAGCATGTCTGTTTGCCATTCCCACTTTGTATGTACCCCAATCAAGCGCGAAGAACTTGGACCATGCCTTGTCGGTAGGTGATGTGCCAGGCGGAACAACCAATGGTTCATCTTTGCCAACATCCAGCCAATCAGGCGGTCCAAACTGCTTGACCCCAGCCTCCAGACGCAGGTCTGGATCATCTAACATGCGCTCAATCTTGAGTTTGGGGTAATTATCCTGGGGTTCACCTGCAAATAGCGTGATGCCCCACCAACCTCTAAATCGGTTGGTCTCTAGACGCAGGTCAAAGTGTAGAGCATTGTGCGTGTGTAACAGCTCATCCAGGCCCATGGTTGCTTCTTCGGGTGTGAGTCCGCGGAAGTGTGCTTGTAAGATGAACCGTAAGCCTGATTGCTTGCCAACTGGGATGGCTTCAAACCATCGAGTTTCCCAATTGAGATTTGCACGCTCAGACCGGGTGTCCCCACCCTCACCCTCAAGTGATTTGATCAGGAGGAGTACAAGCCCACGCCTGGCCACATCAAGTGATTCCTGGGCTGTGTATGGGGTTGACCTTGCGGTGTCTTCATCAACCACCACAGCGTTTTGCCAATACAACGTGCGCTTGATAGTATCGTACGTAAGCTCCTCAATCTCTACTGTGATAATCGACCCCTTGGCCACATTAAGCGCGGTCGGTGCAGTCTCACCCATATCAACGTACGTTTGGCCGCCAAGGCCAGTTGTGGTGTTCGTCACTGGTAGATTGCCAGGTGTCAAGCCGCACCTGTAGACCCATGTACCCGCCTTGGTGCGTGTCTTGTCTAGCACTACAGCTTTGAGTTCGACCGCATGTTTGATCTTGATCATACCATCAGTTGTGCCCGCAACATAAGGCCAATCTGACCTCTTGATCATTATCCCTTCAGACTTGTCAGCTTGCCCAATTTGAGGGTCCATCCAAGCATCCGCAAGCTCGTCCGCCGTGGTTACAAATTTGCTTGGCGCCACATCAATGCCAACAGATTTGAGCTTGTCAGCTTGCCCATATAGAGCGTTCAAACGCTCGATATAATCCAGATGACCCAATTGCTTACCATCCCAATAAACCAGATCCCAAGCTGTGAACTTGATGTGGTAGCCGTTTGGAAGGTCGGGCTGATCCGCATTTAGCTGTGCAAGGGCCGGCCTGGGCAACCGCCTACCCTTATCATCAATGATGCAGACGTCCATGTCTAGAATACAATCGGGTAATTGGCTGATCTGCTCCAAACCAGGATCAGCACCGGACAAAGCTGGCCAGCGGTCATTCGGTTTGTCCTCATAATAGACGGCTATACGCTTGCCTTTCTTCTGGAGCGTGGCATGATAGCCATTGTACTTGGGCTGGACAATGATTTGGGCGCCTCCCTGGATGGCTTTCTCACACCAAGGCCACACCTCCTCAGGTGAAAATGCATCCGTGTGCATTCTCCCGCCCTGATAAGGTTTGGGCGGGTGGAAGAACCTGATGGGCACAAACTGTTCCTTGCTGAGCTCATCACGTACAACTGTTAGATTAGGCCTGAGCACCAAATCGAACAAGCCTACATACGTATAGTGCGGTGGGAAATACATGGGGCCCTGTGGGTTTGCAATCAGGTGGGGGTTAACACCCAACCGCTTGTTCGGATCCAATAAATCACGCACTGTAACCCAAATGCTGTCACGCCATGCGCGGGTCATTGCCTCTGGATCCTCGCGGACCACAATGTCCACATCGCCTGGAGTTTCTGATCCCACTGCTGAACCTACAATCGATATATACTGTGGCACAAGTGTGTAATCCTCCGCCTGGCTGATCGAGTCTAGGATCCACTGGGCCACTGGAGTGCGATCCTTGTCCAGGCCAGCATGCTCCTTGTGATTCATACCACGCCTACGCATCTCGTCAGCAATCAAGCGGTGGACGCCCTGCCAGGGAAACGGTTCATCCTGGTGGTGTTGGCGCCATTGGGCAAACAACTGGTGGCACCTTCTGTGTAGGGACAACAACTCAGCATCAGGCAATTCTCGCACAGTCCGATCAGTTACATCTGACAGCTTCATAACTGCACCTCCTTCCCCAATCACCTTCTAAGCGGCGGTGGCCAGGGCTCGGTCACCGACACCTTGGCACCAAGCCTGCGGAAGGTGTCGATCAGTCTGTCCACGACATCCAGCCCAACTTTGGGTGGAAGCTTGAGTTCGCTCAGAAGCCGCTGGGGACCAAACAAGCGTTCGCTCCATAGATGGTATACCAATCGATCAACAGGCCCTGCGCCCCAGTCTACCTCAATGTAATACACATCATGAACGCTGGATTGTGCCATATAAGTCACCCTCCTACCCACAATCCAATCAGGAATCTGGCCAACCTTGGGTAGCGCCATGACCATTGGACGGCAACAAGCACTGGATCTTCCAGTCCCGTTGTGATAAACTCGTACAAACGCTTGGTCCCTGGATCCCAAACGCCCATGTACTCGTTTGGCAGTCTGTCTGGTGCATCATAACGCCAGCCAAGCAGGCCAAACCTACCATCGATTCGTGGTTCTATGTCTGACAAGTAATCACGTGCAAAATCCTGGATCAGCTTGCTAATTTTCTCATTGCGTGTGTCAACTTCGTGTAGCAGTTCGTGCGTAAACACAGTCGATGACCACCCTAACTGTGCCGCTTCTCTACTGAGCTCGATTCTCATACCATTATACTGACCATAGGCAAATTCTGCATCGCGTGGTGACATCCACCGTAGTTGTAACAGACCCTGTGGTCTGGTGTAATAATCCTTGAACCAATCAGCGGGCAGGCGTTCGGAGGTAAATTCATCAATCGACTGGATAAACTCAATCAACTCGGGGTCTGTTGGTGGGAAGAACAGGTCATTGACTGCGGAGCGTAAGGTTTGTCTGATCGAATATAATCTGTGTTGGGCGGTGCGGTGCAGTTTGCTTTCTAGGTCCCACATTTTGGCGACCAACCTCGACCTGGCCTTGGGATTCTTGGCAAACGCTGGATCTTNTAGTTTGCGGTTGTATTCCTCAAACTTCCTGATCATGGATCTAGGTACCACCCAATCAAGCACCTGCTCGCCAATCCGCTCACAGTCCTCCGCAGTCTTCGCCTTGCCAACCAGCTTCCTAATTTTGGCAGGTACAGATTCCTCATACCTTGTGGTAGCAATTGGGCCAATCTGCACAGGCGTCCAAATTCTCGGTGTTCCAAAGTACATGGGTGGAAAGCCTGCACGCCCGATTACCCAACTTTGATCGGTCAATGGTAGGTAGACTACATCACCCCACTGGGTTGATATAGTGTCCGCTTTGAGCGGGCACTCCAATGTCACTGAGCGCTTGGCCGCCAGCTGGTCCACAACCTCTGGTGTCTTGGTCCAGCTGGTTGGGATTGGTCTGAACCATGAGTCCAGGTCCATGATTGCGTACAGCTCACGCCCTTGTGCTTTCTCCCACGCATGTACCCAACTGAGCGCGAACGTCCGCTTGCGGTCCAGAATTGAGGTAAGTCGTGGCAGTTCAATGGTCACTTCACCACTAGTCGGAGTTGTAAATTTGAGCCCTTCAGTAAGCAACCTGTTCAAAGCCCGATCCGCCACATCCTCTGATACATCAGCAATCCTGGCAAGCAATTCTACATCTGTCCAACCAAGCGAGTAGGCGATTGCCATCTTGGCATCCGGATCCAGGCCTTGCCAACCGCCCTTCTGGGTAATATAGTTGTCCAAATGTTGGGCAAACGCCCGCAAGTCATCCGGCCAAACGTTCGTGTCCGCGAAGAACTGTGTCCATGCCTGGTTGTAGTCGCCCTTGGCCCCATGGGAGTAAGCGTACGCTCGTGCGGCCCAATCCTTGTTATCGTCTGGGAGGTTATCTACAGGGAACGGCAATTGCTCAGGTGGAGATATAGGTGGCCTGGTTGGTGGTTTGGCTGGTGATGGTTGTGGTGTTGGTGGTCGCCCAGGGGTGATTGTAACTGTGGGTGGCTGGAGTTCGGGTCTCAGCTTGGTGTAGTAGTTGACTGTACATCTACATCTAGGATGCGCTGGTGGATGTGGGCTATCAAACCAGTAATCATCAATTGGCACTTGCCCGCGCGCCATGTAACTGGCACACTCTCTGCACACTCTCATATCGCCCACAGTAAGCCACATCTTATACTTGGCGCCTGAATCCTTGGCTTCTAGATGGTGCGCAACTGATGACATACGGCGCCATTCTGTAACCGCAATCATTTCTGCACGCCGCGAGCTGATATCGGACCAGCGCTTGGTTATCTCCCTTGCCAGCCTGAATTGATCAGGCTTTGGCTGTTTGAGAATATCAGCCATCAGCTTGCGCATTTCTTGACGTGTGGTTTCATTGACCTCGGGCACCTGATGGAAGCTGGATGCAATCCCTGCTCTGATATATTTATTAGGTACTCGCTGTCTGGCCATCTCCTGCTGGGCCGCTTGGTAGAACCTGGCAATTTCGCGCTCGAACAAATCTTCCCAACCAAGCTTGCGCCTCCTACCACCCTCAGACTGACCAGATTCTGATTGCTTGATAATTCCCAACCTGCGCAACTCTTCCTCAAGCAAGCTGGGTAATACCCGCATCAACGCTGTGAATACTAGGTTGGTGGCCCGGTGGAGGAACTTGTCCTCTTGCTTGGCTTTGTGCTGGGCAAGCAACCACTCAAATACGACCTCAGTTCGGGTACGCTTGCTAGCTTTCCTCCACCAAGGAAATGATCGCATCTCTCAATTCCTCCAGATCTGCTTCAACCTGCTTCTCAATTGGTTGCTCAGGTAGGTAATAGCGGTCCATGGCTGGATCATCTACTCTGGGCCTGCCTGTTATTTCTCTACCCTCATTGGGTGATAGAATGCCTGCTTTCACGCCACTGACCGCAAGACGCATGTTGAGTTCTGTTTCCTCCCAGGACAAGTCTGTAAATTGGAAGGTCGCCTTGAGCCCAAGGCCTTGTTCACCTATCACCCACTGGTTGATCACACTCTCAATTACAGTCTGCAATGGCTCCACCACTCCCACTCTGTAGGCTGTGAGCATCTCCTGCGCGGCTGAGCCACCGAGTGAGCCCAGTTCGGCCCACCCGATTCTGTACGGTGGTACGCCATGCGCCATCAGTACTTCTTTCACCAAATCAGCCCTACGGGCCGCAAACTGTCCCTCACGCTTGCTTGCTTCTGGGCTTAGGAATCGAATGTCCACATCTTGGTTCTCGTCGGTGGCAAGAATGATCCGTGCATGTCCCAGGCCTGACAGCCGCTTGAACTCTTCCTCAAGCAGGCGGACCAGTTCTGCTCGATTGGTCGGTGATCCGCCCTTTACCACAATCAGCTGGTCAACTGTGCCACCAGATGTGTACCATTTGATGTTGTAGTTGCGGATGGCTGCAAGTTCAGCAAGCGCAGGAACAGCCGCTATCCACCGCGGGATGCCATAATAGGTGGATCTGGGTGAGTAATGTTTGAACACCAGGAGTGAACTTCCATCAGGTGTATCAGCGCCTGTATAAGGTGGAAAGCGTTTGGTGGCTATACCTTTGGTCTGCACAAAGTCACCCTGCGGTGTGTAACGCATGGTCTGTGCGGGCATGTGATAGACAGCGGCAATTTGACCACCCTCCTTGACAATCTCCCACACCGACCAGCCAACTGCTTCTATTTCCCAGGCTGTAATGTTCAACAACAAATCGAACGGTAGATCGGGTGACAGATTGTGCAGCCGCCCGACCGCCTGCTCCACTTGGTTCTCAGCGCCTTCATGTGGAACAAGTGTCCAACCTCTACCTGTAGCATCGTCCACCTTCGCGCGCAGGCATGCGGCATGTACAGGATTGTCCTCGGCTAGTAGCAACAGTTTGTTCGGATCCAGTGGAGGCTCAATTGCTTCACCAACTGTATACAGCTCGGTGAACGGGTCCTTGATTTGTTGGGAGACAGCCTGTTTGATAATATAATCCAAAGCAACCAAGCTCATGGTTATAACCTCCTGCGGAATATATCCTCGAACCCAAGCTTGCGTGTGGACACACTGGCCACAATTGGGGTACCAATGCCTTGCTTTGTAAGCGCCATCAGACATCCAGAAACTGCGTCGATCTGGTCATCGTGTGCGCCTGATGGGAAGCTCATGGCCTCATCCAAGAATTCATCAACCCACGGCCCATTGACCAGTATAACTTTACCACTGCTTGCCCTGACCGCCCAAGGTAATGCCCTAGACACCTTATCGCGCTCAACATTGATTGGCAGAATGCTGATATGAGCAAGCGTGGGATCAGCAACTAACTCCTGAACAGCCGCACGGCCGTGGAGCGCGCTCTCGATGTATTGGATCACATCAGGTTCGGCAAGCATGGTAGTAACCATAACCTGGCGGCAGGCAGGCCATTCCCACTTGCCTCTAACCATATCGGCAAGCCACAGATTACCAGATTCGTCGAGCGCGCCTTTGATCGATGCGGTGTAGGATGATTCTTCGGACACTGTGAGCGCCAAATCCCAATAGCGCACCCATGACAGGTTTGACGGGCAGGTGTCGGACAGTTTGAACCAATCACGCTGGAACACTGCGCCAACATTGGTCACAATCTCAGCCATGTATTCCTGCCTAAAGACCCAATCTGGTAGAATCGAGCGCGCCTCATCCAGCTCAGCTTGTGGGATAAGCGGGTTCTCACTCGTAGGTGCAACAATCTGCTCCCAGCCTCTACTTATGCGTTGGCAGAGAGTGGTCGAGAAATAGCTGCCAATTCGCGGCGTGCTGAGGAAGCAGGCGCGGCCGCCGAAATCTGTGAGTGTGGGTCTGATTGCTCCCTCCCATGCACGGTCAAGGTGTGACACTTGTGCCGCTTCATCGATCACTGCCAGGTGGAACGCTTCACCCCTTGGTGATTCTGGATTATCAAGTGAGTACCCGCGGATCTGGCCGCCAGTTGCAAGTCTCATCTCGCGCTCAACCTCATTGCGGCGCACAATCACAGGCGCACACCAGTCAGCCATTGTCCGCCAGGCGTCTAATAGCATGCGGTAGGTTGGTGAGAACCATCCCACCCGCTTGCCCTCCAGTGCGGTCAGCACAGCAAGCAGTGCTCCAGCTGTAGTTTTGCCCCACCGCCTGCCACATCTAACTACCAGATAGCGGGAGGTCGAGTTGACAACCCTCGCCTGCCCTGGATGTGGATACGGTAGCTTGATGATGGTCTCCGTTTTCATGGTCAGTGTTATCGAATTCAAGTGGCAGTTGCCATTCCACTTTGATCAAAGGTGGGTCTGGCTGATTGGGCTGATCAGCAACCCTACCCTCCAGGCGGTCATAGATCAGGTGGATGGCTTTGGCATCACCCATGATTGCTTGATAGATCAGACGCCGCACCAACATCTCAGCAAGTGAGCGTCCCTTTACCTGGAGTAGGTCGGACATGCTTTCGGGTGGACGCTGTCTAAGCGTGCGCTCTAGTAGTGATGTTAGACTCAGATGTTTGCCCATTCCTACCTCCACTAAGTTAGACGTTTCTGGACAGCTGATGGATCCCCCGGATTTGCGGTGGTAGGTAGATTAAGATGGTCCGCTCAAAATGAGCGGACTGTCTTTTTTGTTTTTCTAGCTGGAGAGTGTCTATTTTTGGTCTTCCATGGGGTGTTGCCCTTTATACAACAAAAAAGTTGGTCCGCTCAAATGAGC